CAATCGCTGCTCAGTGAGTGGGTAAGCGTGGTGATTATCCATTCTCCGCCGTCTATCTGCTTTTTAAACCCGCTGACGCTTACCGGCATTTCCGTATACAGATCTGCCCGGCCACGCGCCAGCTGGATGGAAAATGTTGCCGCTCCGCGCTGCAGACGCTCCCACTGCATTTTGGCAGCCCGCTCTGCGTTGCTGCGGTTGGCATACGTCCGGCTGAGTACCAGCACGTTCTCGTCCGTACCGATTAGATAGTCGCCCTGTTTTTCTTCTGGCTCTTTCTTTTTCTTTTCCGTGGTTTTGCGTCGCCGCCGGCGCTTCACCTTGGCGACTTCTTTCTTTGCCGGCTCCCGTGTATGCAACAAGCTGGCAATCACGCCGGTGTAGGCGTCGCGATCGGCCAGGCTGAAGCGATGACTGTCGCCGGTCGAACGAGCCAGGGTGATGACGGGTAAAGGCTTACCGCTTGCCGTGCGACCCTGTCCCTGCCGAATGAACAGCAGCTTACCCCCTTTAATGCAGGCGATGGCTCCGCAGTGGCGCGCAAGTCGCATTAGGAAGCTCGCGTCTGATTCATTAGTCTGGTCGAGGTGATCAAACGAAGTCTTTGCCATCTCGTCACTGATCGCCAACTCCAGCTTATGCCGGGCAGCCATCTCCTTCGCCATCATGCCCACTGTGGTGTTGTGCCATGACTTTTCGCGCCGGATGTCAAGCGTTGCCCGAAAGTCAGCACTTCGCGCGCGTAGCGTTAGTCTGTCAGGCGTGCCCGCGTGCTCGATTTCGTCCACGGTGTAGGAACCTTTCTGGATTAGCGGCTGTCCCTGCCAGCCCAGCGCCAGCGTCAATACCACGCCTCGACGCGGTAGTATCAGCTGGCCGTCTGCATCATCCAGCTCAATATCCACCTGGTCGGCTTCAAAGCCGCGGTTGTCGGTTAGCGTCAGGCTGATAAGCCTTCTCGATGCGCTGTGTGATATCAGCGCCTTCCATTGTCAGGCGAAATGCGGGCGCGCTGGCAACGCCCGTCACCCATTCCCTGGCGTTCATGCTAAAAATCCTCCCACGGCTGAAGTCACCTTGTTGACTGCGCCGGTTGCTGCACTCTGCATAGAAGCCAGCTGCTCACTCAGGCTGCCGAACATTTCGCCCAGCGACTCATCCACCCGTTTCAGCGTCAGCGTGAATTCAATACGCCTGCATGCACCGTCCCGGAAAAACTCCGAACGCGTCTGGCTCAGACTCTCGATCACAAACATGCCGAAGATAGTGCCGCTGCCCTCAATCAATGGCCATGCCTTACCCAGCTCCGCCATCTGCTCCAGCGCAAACAGTGACAACCTGCCGCCGGTTAGCTCCGGAATAAGCGTGCCAGATAGCGTTAGCGTGTCGTTTTCTGGCCCCAAAAACTGCGTGGACGGGCGCAGGCCCACACGGCTGTTGGAGGGAAAGCGCCAGCTGCGCTGATACTGCAACTCCTGATAGGGTATCCGCCATTCCCTCTACCCTGCTGAATGAGTCGGCCACCCTGTTTCGCCGGAAGTATTACCTGAACGGCAGCCATGCCGGTTTTATCATGTATATGACCGACGCGGCTCAGAGTCAGGAGGACGTGAATAACATCCGTATCGCGATGAAAAGCGCCAAAGGGCCGGGTAATTTCCGCAATCTATTTATGTACTCGCCGAATGGGAAGAAAGACGGGATTCAGATCATCCCACTGTCAGAGGTGGCGGCTAAAGATGAGTTTCTGAATATCAAAAATGTGAGCCGTGACGACATGATGGCCGCGCACCGCGTGCCGCCGCAGATGATGGGGATCATGCCAAGTAATGTTGGGGAGTTTGGGGATGTGGAGAAGGCTAGCCTTGTATTTGTAAGAAATGAATTACTACCTTTACAATCACGCTTAATAGAGTTAAATAATTGGCTAGGCAGTGAAACTAGTAAATTCAAAGAATATAATTTTTATTAAAGAGAGAAATGATGGTTACGCCAGTATTGAAAGCTTGGGCATTTAAAACAATAAAGAAAAGTGAGTTACGTTATCAAGGAAACAATGGTTATGATGATAACCCAACTAAAAGCTACTCTTACGATAATTTAGTGGCAAATCATAAACAAGTGAAGGAAGGGGATATTGTCATTGTATATAATAGAAGTGAGATCCTAGGCGTAACAAAAATAGATTTCATATCAAGCAAAGAAACAACGAAAGAGATAAATAACTGCACCATCACCAACTGCAATGCTGATAGAATTAGAAAAAGAAACAAAAAAAACCAAAATGGAGATGTAGTAACGGACATGAATTCGCAGAAGCCAAAACTGAACACATTCCAATTACGAAGTTTTCGGCATTTTTCTCTGAATCATTTATTAAATTAAAAAAACCTTATCTGTTACTAGAAGGTAAAATAATCAATCACAATAAACAGCTATCAATCCAAGAAGTAAGAACTAATTGGGCATTAAGTCTATTGAATAGTATTGAAAACTATCAAGAAGAATTATCCTCAAATGATTCGATGGAGGCGCCAGCTCTTTTTTCAAAAGAAGATTATCGTGACGTCGTTAACAGGAGCATTAAACAAAGAAGAGGACAAAAATCTTTCCGAGAAAAATTAATCAAATCACATCCCCAATGTGCAATAAGCAAATCGAGGATCGTTGATATACTTGAGGCTGCACACATATTCCCATATAGAAATAAAACGCATAATCACATTAGCAATGGAATGTTATTAAGAGCTGATCTTCACACGCTATTTGACTTAAACTTAATTGCAATTAACCCTGGCGACATGACTATAAGAATAGCAAAAAATCTTGAAAAATCAGAATATGCCAATCTTGACAAAACAAAGATAGACATCAAACACCAAATATCTATTGAAGCAATCACAGAAAGATGGAAATTATTTCATTACATTTAAAAACATAAGAGAAAAAAATAGCCTATTAACTAGGCTATTAGTCAATTATCTTTATACGCTTTCTCATTAAAAACAGCAGATAACATTGCACTATTAACACCTAAGCTACCAATCAATTCTAAACTTAAGCCTTGTAATAAAGAATATTCTTCAATAAATCTCTTGAACGATGCACCTCTAGTGCTCATACAGTTGAAAAATAGAAAATTTGTTTCTGCGGATGACATTTGGGCTCTAACAATTTTAGCATATTTACTCTTTTCAGCTTTGGAAAGAATATAGCTCTCATCAATATGTTTAAATATAAGATATAGATTTCTGTAATAGTGGCCCAATTCATTCTGATTATTGAAGTCATCAAAGAATTTGTTAATAGAATCAGTTAGGCGAGTGGCGCTGTTAGTACCCAACAAATCATATAATTCATGGTTATAGTTCCATCTAATTTCACTCAAGAAATCATCAAAACACTGCCTGCCTTTAACAGAGTTTTCTGGATAAACTATCTCAATTGAAAAAAGGTTTTCCCTGTGGATTTTTATTAGTTCAAACAGTAAAGTTTCAAAAGATTGTTTGGCACCGAACTTTGAAGTGGTATATAAGGTAACGCAAACAATGATAATAGAGGCCAAGCCTAGCAGTGGATTAAGGGTTCCACCAACAAAATCCCCAAATTGCCCCCATTTTTCCGTAGATTCACTCAGCCCATAAATATGGAATTGGTTCCAATATTTCCATACGGCATAAAAAGCAAATGAAAATGTAGATAATACAGTTGAAAGGATAACTATATTTAAAAATTTTGAACGTAAGAAACGTAGAAGTTTGTCCAACATAAAAAAACCCAAATAAAGTAAAATTAATCACTAAATGTATCTATATGACTGAGGTGGCGTGGCACCTGGGAGAAAATCATCGATCGCAAGTGGATTCTTATATTCCTTAGGATTCTCCACCGATATAGCAAAAGCTAATTTTTTCGCACCAAAATAATCATCAAAAAAATCTTTTGTAATGCCAGCATATGGTTTAGTTAATTGCCAAAGCTTTTGAGGCTCCAACGAAATGACCTCACCAACATCAAACTCACCGATGACCTTTCCAACAGGCATTGTTGCATAAATCACTACCGTCTTAATGCCTTTTCTTTTAAAAATAGATTTTCTGAATTCAAACTTTTTAACACCCTTCAAAATAAGATAAGCATATTCTGGTTTAATCGACAATAAGACTTTCATATACATTCCCAGCAAAAAGAATTTGTTTGAAGTGATCATCAGATAGTTTTAAAAACCCCCAATAATCATCGTTACCATAGCCTGTAATTTCAATTAGATCCTTTCTGATAACTCTTTTTTCAAGAGGGAAATTATAGGTAAACTTCAATACACTTGGATAATTTCTCTTTTTATAGAGCATTTGTAGTTCGTATTCTTCAAAAACACTATGCGGTGCACAATAACTTTTAAAGTCTAAATATGAGCTAAACTCAGATATATGTTTAACTTCCTGAACAACGCATACAGATGTAGCGACAGAACGATACAATGCTGGTCCCTGACCATCGCTGGTCCTGTAGATTAATAGATTGTCTCCGCATTGCAAATTCTCAAGACCTTTAATTCCAGAAAGAAAAACCTTGAAAATACTATTTGTATAAGGTACATCCCTGATAGTTGATGGGTCTTCATTGTTCAATATTGATTCAGGAAACAATCTTGTATGCCAGCTCGGATAGATACTTAATAGAAAATTCCTACCATTAAGCTTCACCATTGGATAATTTTTAAAGTCCACAATTCATCTCCAGATTAATGTTTTAAAGTATACACCTTCTTGACCATCTTTTGTAGTTTTGTTTTTTCTGGAAACAAGCTCAAAGCCATATTTAGTAAGAAGAGAAATTAAACTAACGTGTTTATCAAATATAGTCACATAGATTTCATTAATTCTATTCCTACATGCATAATCAAACATAACCCTTATAAATCTCTCACCTAGTTTTGTACCATGTGCATCTATTTTAAAGGTGCCTAGTTTCACACGGGTTTTAAAGCTTGTTTTTCTACCTTTAAATATAGAAACCCATCTATCAATCCTAAATCATTATGCGAGACATAAGCTTCAAGCTCACTCTTACGTTTGAACCAATCTTCAAACTCTTCATAATCATCCTTCAGTGAATCAAAGAAAGGATCTGACAAATTTATCTTTTCGAAGCGCATTTTTGTTAATGGCATTTCATTCTCCTAGCCCATGAAAAATTCCTTGGATTAAAAAATATAATGAATTACGGCTGTAGTAAACAAAAAGCATGCAGCGCGCGCTCGTACCCCCGCCACGCCTGCCCGCTTTATGTAGCGGTTTTCATGCACCTGCATGAGATACGCAAAAGCCCGCCATTACTGGCGGGCTTCGGCATTTGCGATCCTGTTCGGACCATACGAATTCATGCGGCATAGTCATGCACTGTCGCAGTCATTCGTCAGCGCTGCCATTTACTGCTCCAACACCTGCATTGAGCGGCTGTATTCATAGTTACGAAGCCGTGCCATAAGCTCGTCTGTTAGTTCTGAAACCCACTCAATAGCGAGGCGCTTTTCATCCTCACTACAATCACTGACAGCAACAAGTTTTAAAAAGAAATCAATACGCTGGAGCTTGAACGACTCCAAAAGACAACCCTGCATTTTCCCCTCCCTGCAAGCTTAACTGGATATACGTACAGCATAAAATTTTTATCCGGATGTGAAACACTTTTTATCTTTCAATGGGATTGATCTGATGTATTCTGACTCGCATGCTTTTCTCCTGTAACCTGCCGTTCCAGTAGAAAAGACGCTTTTTCGCCCCCGCATCGATGCCAACGCCCATCAAAAGCAGCTTCATTTCTTCATCACTGCTGTTAATTCCCCTGGCTTTTAGTTCCATTTCTAATCGTCGGCGCTGTGGCCCCGTACAGTTATTGACAGAACTCCAAGGGGCGGCGCTGCCGCCATAAAAACCAGCCTCCGCTGGCGCTTCGGCTAATTTGGAAACCTTTTCCCACTTAACCAAACGCGTCGGGATTTCAGATCCATAAACCTGCGGCGAGTAGATGCCCTGCACACGTTGAATATCTTCCGCGTACTCATTCCCCTGCTCGGTGATCTCATAGCAAAGCCGGATGACCAAATCCTCACGTGAAACGAGCGGGCCGCCCTGCGCCTGCGTATAAGAAGCCCAGCAGCCAACATCTGCCGCAGCCAGCACCGCATCCATGCGCGCGTCTGGCAGCAGTTGATCACGCATATGGCGCAGCTCCCGCCATACCGTTACAGGCGCACCGCCAATTTGCTGAAACTGACGGATGCACCAACGGGATGCCCAGGCAGATACTGCTTTGGACATGTCACGCAGGCTTTCGCCAGTTTCGCCATCTTTCTCACCATCGAGCGCATAGCCATCGATGTTCTTGGAAATATATTTGGCGATGTAGCCGGTAGCGCTGCCTTTTGAGGGATCAATACTTTCAACATGGAAGCGAGCGCGGCGTGCGGCATCGCTATTCATTTCGTGTGCGTCTTCTTCACGGGCATAGCGGGCCATGATGTCGTGAACGCGTTGTTTATGCTCCGGCATCATGAACAGCAGCATGTGCCAGTGCGGAGTGCCGTCGTGATGAGGCTCTACCACACGGAAGCCAAACACGTGGATATCTTCGCGGGACAGCGCCGCACGGATCTTTGACCGGACTTTCCAGAGATAGCGCTGCGTATCGCGTGGGCTGGCTCCGTTCCATTGAGAGACAAAGCCGCCCTGGCTATAAACTGCATGGTATTTTGACGGCGCGGTCAGCGTATAAAACTCTCCAACGCAGCCGGTCTCCTGCGCGATATCTTCAAACCCGCGCATGCGCACCATCAGTTCACAGCGACGAATAGCTGGATTAACATTGCTGCGGTTAACCATATCCTCAAGCGCAATGCGATCGCCTTCACTGTTGATCAGGTCAAAGCGTTTGAAAAACTCCCGATTGCGTTTTTTCTGCTCAACCCATTCAGCCAGGGTGCCGCGTGATACATAAGGCGAGGCCGCTTTCTGTACCTGGCCAACGGCAATCGCCATGTGCTCGCGCTGCAGATCACGTATCTTCTTCAGGCGTCCGCGCCACCACTCTGGCGCCATCATGCGCAGCAGCCCGGACTGCGCTTTGCGTAACGCAAGCGAGCCGCGGCCAGCGTGATATTCAGTCCAGTAAGGCGGGGTTGTTCCAGTCAGGGATGAAAGCTCGGACAGATAGCGGTAAGCCATCAGGGTGATCGCTTCCTCATCGGCGTCATCGGGCAGGGTTACGGCATCAGTAAAATCAGTCAGGCTTTGGGACATGAACGTGCCGACTTTATAAGCCAGATCGCGCATATCCTGACGGCCTAATGTGGGTAAACGTTCCAGCTGTTTAATGAAGGGCAATTCATTTGCCGCTGACTCGGGCAGTTTGTAGCGGCTTTTCACCAGCTGCAGGCGTGGCAATACATTCTGGCCGATTATCTGGCGTAAAAATGCATTGGCGCGCCGGCGGCCCTGGTTACCGGACAGCAATTTCTGGTAGCGATCTTTGAAATAGCCGGCCAGATAATCAGGCATGTCATGCAGGTACTGGCTGCGCCAGCTGTGGTCGTCGGGATTGACGTGCCACAGCTGTAACTCAGCTAAAGAAATATCACGCGGGGTTTTACCACCAAACACTTCACGCTGCGTTTTTAGCGCAGCGTGGTAATCACCGTTTTGTTCAGCCGGAATGGCAGCAATGGCTGTCACTGTTCGACTTCCGTATGGTGGCAATTCATACGGCGCTGCCCTTGTAATGCATGCTTTTTAGTTCGCTAATCTGCTGACAGTTCACGCAGTGGGTAACACCTTGCACAGCGCGGCGGCGCGCTTCAGGTATATCCACACCACAGTTCAGGCAGAAGAACTCGCTAATCACAATTAGCCGGCCGGTGACGTTTGCCAGATTACGCTCCAGCTCCTGCTGAACGCGGGCCTGAACCAGATCCATTGAATCAGCCATTAGTGCAGCTCCCGTGATTCATGCTCAAAACGCTCGGCTTCCTGCCGCAGCAGTTCAGCTGCTTCACCGCCGTTCAGCCCTTTTTTATGGATATGCACTGCCAAAGCTGCAAGGCGGACAGAAAACTTAAACGCACGGTCCTTACGCTCTTCATTGCGTGCCGCGGTGAGCAGGTTCTGCATAGCCAGCTCGTCAGCTTCAAAGCTATGTGTTTCGATATTTCGCATTTCTCTATCTCCGAAATTTGGGCAAAAGAATGCCCGGCGGGTTTACGCCATTTATTTTTTGGGTTTATTTAATTAGGCAGCGTCAGTCTTTTGGGAAATAAGCTCACAACAGCGCGGAAATGATTCATCGCCACAATCAGCGCAATCTTTTCAGCACCGGTTAGTTCATTAAACTGCACGTCATGACGCTCTTTGCTGATGTTAGCCAGGAAGAAAATTGCCGCTAATGCTCTTTTGTTCTGCTCATACTGCGCATCACGTTTGTCGTTCATATCTGCCAGAAAACGCTTTAACTCATTTCCGCAATTGTCGCCCCATAGCTGGGCGCGGATCGCTGCGATATGGTTTAAGCCGCTAACACGCTGGCCTGCATTTAATTGAACAGCGTTGCTTTCAGTTTCGATTGCCATTTTTTCTTGCTCCCGTTTCCGGTTAATTCATTTAGCAGTTCACTCTGTGAGTGACTTGGGTGCCAGCGTTTACCGTCTTTGCTCATGATCCAGCCATGTCCGAAAGCAGGTAGCTGGTTTTGCCGCTTTAAAAGCGGTGCGATTGAGAAAGCCATTTGCCTTAACTGATCCTCATGGAAGCGCCAAGCCCACCTACTGCATCCAGAGTGGATGCCAGCGCAGGATTGCTATGAATGCGGGCGTGAACTGCCAGCGCGGCCAGAGAGAGATACCGCACGCCGGAGTTGATGTTATTCACTAACGCGTTTCTCCGTCCCGGCGTCATTTTCTCACCGGAGGCGGCAAAGGCGGCCAGTTGCCCTACTTCAGCTGTTGCTCGCAATGCGTAGATATCCAGCTTCTCTGTGGTCAGCTCGTTGACCGGCACGGATGGCAGGCAGTGCATTTGGGAAAGCAATGCATCTAACAGGCTGGCGTCTCCGTTACGTCGGTGATCCGCATCAGGTCAATGCACGTCAGTTGATGCTTTTGCTCGGGGTTGAGTTTGTTCCGCAGCATTTGAACGTTCATACCGGCGGCCTGCGCAACCTCTGTAAGGTTATGACGAAGCGCAAACTCACGGCAGGCGTTATCAAAATGCGGGTGTTTAGAAACCTGAAAATCAAACATGGTGAATAACCTCGATTAATCCCAATATGGAATCCATCAGCCCTGCATTGTGATTTCACAGCCAGCAGCCGCTTCAATCGTCAATGCAACAATGTTGATCTCGATGAGACCGTTAACGCCCTCTTTCTTCCTGATGGGCAGACGGTTCTCGCGGTACATCTGGCGCACGGTGCCCTCCTTGTAACCAGTGCGGCGGCAGAACTCTTCAACCGTAATGTACGGTTCGGAGATGACCAGATTGATTGATGGGCGCATTGAAAGTTTACGGGTCATGATGCACTATCCTCTGTTGAGTTTTAGCCAACTCTATTTATCACTATTAAACACGTCGCCATACGACGAGTGAATATCAGGATCACAAATCGGAAGGTTCAACGAAAGATTTTACGATTCGTAAAGCACCAACTTTACCAGAGGGTGGTAAAGAACCCATTGAGCGCATCGTTCAGGCATACGGTTTTGCATCTCGACAGGCGCTGTGTCGGCACTTAGATGTGTCTCAAAGCACTATGGCTAACCGCATAATGCGTGGGAACTTTCCTGCTGATTGGGTTCTGATTTGCTCGATGGAAACCGGCACTTCCCTTGAGTGGCTGACATATGGACGCGGTGATTCGAACATCACAAATCAAGATCAGCCATCAACCAAAATCGAACTCAGAAAAATCACAAATGGGAATTTCTCATCATCTGATTGGGTTGAATATGACGCTCAGCTCTTACCAAGTGATGTTAAAGCCCCACTGTTAGTACATTTCGAGAAACAGAATTACCTGGTTGATATGACCGCAGCAGAAATCACCGACGGGCTGTGGCTCATCGAGATTGATAAGCTCATTAGCGTTAAAGAGCTATACCGTTTTCCCGGCGGGCGCATCCGCGTTGAGAATGGCAAAGCCTCATTTGAATGCAAGGCAGACGACATCAAGGTTTTGGGCAAAGTCGTTGCCCGCACTGAGTACCTTTAAAGGCGAAGCATGGCGATAAACAAATTGCCCAACGGGAAATGGCAGGCGCAGGTTTTCCCAAACGGCCGTGATGGCAAAAGGATTCGCCGCCAGTTTGCGACGAAGGGCGAAGCACAATCCTATGAGAAGTTCGTAAAAGAGCAGGCTCAAGATAAGCCCTGGCTGGGAGAGAAAGCAGATAAGCGGCGGGTAATTGAGCTGGTTGAATTGTGGTTCAACACGCATGGCATTACGTTAGCGGATGGTGAGAAGCGGCGAACCACAATGGCGTTCGCCTGCGAGGCGATGGGAAACCCAATCGCAACCGAGTTTAACGCGAAAATTTTTGCGTCATATCGCGAGCAGCGTTTAAGCGGGAAGATCACACGATCCACTCGAGTGAAGACAGTTACGCCTCGCACGGTGAATTTAGAATTGGCGTATTTCAGGGCGATGTTTAACGAGCTCGCCGGTTAGATGAATGGACCGCACCGAACCCGTTAGAAAACGTGCGAGAGTTTAAAATCAGTGAATCTGAGATGGCGTATCTCACCATTGAGGAAATTAGAACCCTCCTCGCCGAATGTGAGAACAGCCGATCTAAAGATTTAACTACCATTGTGAAAATCTGCCTGGCAACTGGCGCACGATGGAGTGAGGCCGAAAGCTTGAAGGGGAACCAAATCCGCGCTGGTCAGATCATCTACGTTAAAACTAAAGGCAAGAAAAACCGCGCGGTGCCGATAACTGAAAAATTGCAGGCTGATCTGCCCTCCAGCAGGAAAGCGCAGGTGCTCTTTAAACCATGCTATTCAGCCTTTAGAAAGGCCATGCAACGTGCCGGTATAGAGACACCTGCTGGGCAGCTTACGCATGTTTTGCGCCACACTTTCGCCTCTCACTTCATGATGAACGGGGGCAACATCTTAGTGCTTCAGCGGATATTGGGGCATACAGATATTAAGGTGACGATGCGGTATGCGCACTTTTCGCCAGATCACTTATTTGAGGCTACGGAATTTAACCCTCTGAATGCATTATAAAAACAGCAACCAAGCAACCAAATATTTATTTCATATTATTAAGTGGCTTTAAGAATGAAATAAAGCCACATTGATTTTATTTCACCCGCATAAAAATCATGGATTGTTAGTTAGGATAGCTGGCAGGTTATTTTTAATTTGTTCAATAAAAGGTTCCATTCGGAAATATGCTTTCTTTGATAATTCCAGCTGAT